ACTCGAATCTCACCATCCTCAATTACACGATAAGCTTCAAAGGTAATTGCAGAATATTCACGACTTAATCTTAAGAAAGCTTTTAAATTCTCTCGGTCATCATCAAAGAATCTTACTTTCGAGAAAGACTTTGTATTCAAATACTTACGAATAATCATTGCTTTTCTCGCAGCACCTGATCCACTCTCTATATTCCCTGCACGTTCAACTCGAACACTATCAATGTCAAAGCCATATTTACGGAAAGTTTTAAGGAATACATTCTTACTATCAAAATCAGTTCTTGCAGTTAATATAATTACACGTGAGTTTTCGTATTTCTTTGCTGATGCTAATATCAATTTGGCACGTCGCATCATTCTTCCGATCGGTTGAGATTCTTTATAGAACTTCGCTGCATCTTTAAATTCAGTATAATCAAACATTTCATTTGCTCCTAAAGTATAGGAAGCATATTCTGCAGTCGTTAATGTACGGATTGTTTCATTTGTGATTGAATTGCGAACTCGAATAGTTGCTGTTGTACGGAAGAGTGTATCATCAATATCGAATATTGTTAGCCAACCATTCGCATACTCGTCATGAGTCTTTACATAATTACTAAACGTTTGAACCATAGAGAGAACCTACATATTTCGAAAGAGTATTCTCATCGTTTCGAACATTTCTTGACGTCATTAAATTACTCTCTTTTGGAGCATTTACTGTTGAACTTGGTGCATTAATAATTACATTTGAACTCGCAGCACTCTTTGCATTCTCAGTGTCAGCTGAAGACGCCATTATTTGATTGCCAACATCGCTCGGTGATCCAGGAGTAATTGAACCAGAGTATTTGGCAGACGCTTCAATATCAGTAATTGTTTGTTGCTGACGAATTTTTCTTAATTGATCTGGAGATACTCCTTTATCTTTTGCTACAGAAGCAACACTTTCATTCGCAGAATACATTTTTTCTAACTCATTTTTATATAATGTTTCGAATGCTTGTCTAAATTTAGGATCATCATTACCAAGAATATTCTCTACTTGATTTCTATTTACAGTTAATCCATTTATTTGTGCTTCATCAAATACAGCTTGAATTTGTTTTAACTTAGGATGTCCTTCGACAACTGCTTTTGCTTCTTCTTTTGTCATTTTTTGTTTTGGAAGAGAAACTGATTCACCAGTCACTGATTTATTAATCACTGGTGAAATTGGAATTACTGGAACTTTACTTGGTGTCCCATCAGAACCAAGTGTTCGATCAGAATTTAATCCTGGAACATTCTTTGGAGCAGGAGAAATAACATTGTTTGATTTCTCTGGACCCACTGTATTCTCAATCGGTGTGCTCACATTTGATTTACGGAAAGGATAAAAAGGACCAATCGCAACTCCCATAACTTCAAACTCTGGAATTCCTATATTATTTAAAAAACCTGAAAGCATTGTACCAAGACGTGAGGGTAATTCAGATATGTAATCGGCAATCTTACTGAAGAATGATTTAATTCCATTTACAATTATATCCCCAAGATTGTCAGGTAAATCTAAACCGAATAAATTCGCAACCCAATCAACTACACCAAATACAAAATTCAATGCACCTTTATAAAATCCTTCTACGAATGCACCTACGATATCAAAGAAACCACCACCTGATTTAAACATTGCGAATGCATCTTTAATTCCACGAACGAATCCTGCAATCGCAACTGTAATTCCTCCAATAATAGCTGCAGCAAGTCCTCCAGGAATCCCTGCTAAGAATCCAAAGAATCCCATAATTATTCTTAAAAAACCTTTTCCAAGAAATGGAAGTACTCCTTTAAAAATAAATCTAGAAGCAGCAGCAATACCTGTGAAAAGAGCACCAAATAATTTAGAAATTAACATTGCACCATAAAAACCAAGCATAGTACCAAGAGAAGTTGAATCTGGTTTATTCTCTTCTAATTTTTGACCACTATTATTCGTCATACCCTTAGCAATTACTTCGAGTAAATCTACCATCTTTTGAATGTTTAATTGTGTTTCTCTTGCTGCTTCTTCATTAGCAGGTTTATTTGAATTGTTTTCTACGTTTGAAACAAGAGGTTGTCCTTTAGCATCAACTAATAATGCTTTCGGTTGTCCTTCATTTGCAATAGATTGTTGTACGAGTACGTTTGTAAGTGCCATTTATTTTTGTAATCTTCTTTGTTCTGCTTTTTGTTTTTCTTCTTGTAAATGTTTAATCAACATTTCAACATATATTTCACGTTCAAAAGGTATCTGATTTTCAAGCTCAGTCAAGGAGTATTTATGATATTGCATTAATGCGAAGTTAGTCTTATAATGGTTGACTAACGACTCATGGCTGAGCATTACGAAAAAAAATTAGATAAACCCTCTATCTTTCTTGTATGTTCTTTATTACAAACTTTGCAAGTCCAGATTATTTCTTTACTTAATCTTGGCATAGTTTCAAAAAACTTTTGTATTTTACCAAATTGACTTGTTGTTAAGTTATTAACAAATTCACTTAGTTCTTTTTTACTCTGTTCTTTACTATGATATATTTGTTGTCCATCATATATGTAATCTATACTATCAGTTATAATATCAAAGAAAACTTCTGTATCTAGCTTATTTTGATCTGCTAATTTCAATGTCTTTAATTTTAAAAGTAAATCTAATGATGGGTACTTCATTACAACACCCACATCATTAAATAAAGATATCTTATTCTCATGTCCTTCTGGTGTAATTACAGGAACATTTGTTATATTAATTTTTAATATACTCTTAGCTTCCTTGTTATCTTTACACTCTGGTGTATCGCATTTAGCGATTAATTCTACTTCTTCACCAACAGATTTACCACGTAATTGACAAAAAATATATTCTAAATCAAATAATGCTAAATCATTTGTATCGAGTCCGACTACACACTCACCAACAATTGTTTTAAGTGTATTCATCATTGTCTTCTCATCTTCAGATTGAAAAGCAAGTAATAAAGCTTTTTCTTGTTTTACTAGAAATGGTTTATACTTATATTCTTTCTTAGAAGACGGAACAGTTAATGTATAGGTTGGTGTACTACTTATTGGCAAAGCCATATTATTATTCTCCTTCAGTTTCTTTATAATTTTTAATTATCTTATTCAATTCATTTGTAGAACCTATGAATACATTATTGTTCACAGTTTTTGTTTCTGTTTTTTGTATTCTTCCTACATCTGCTTGTTGTTTGTGTAAATCTAATAATTGCTGGTTTACATCAGCAAGTTGTTTTATCATATTACCTACAACTTCAAAGGCTCTTGGATGCTCTGATTGTTTTGCTATCTCGAGTGAATGCTTTAATGCTTCTTCTCCTTTTAAAAGGAGATTGTGAAGATTAGAACGAGAAGTGTTAAAATCAGTAGCAATCTTATTTTCTTTTTCATTTGCTATTTCTCTTGGATTAATTACTTCCAAATTTGTATATGGTTCAGTTGGTTCACTGACCTTTAATTTCTCACTATTAAACACTTCACTTAATTTATCATCTATAATAGACATTTTATATTCCTATAATTAAACTGTTCTAAATGTACTTCCTAACATACCATCTAAAGTTTTTTGACTGAAACGAACACTCGCATCTAGTATTTCAGGAGTTGCTTGTTCATATTGTGGTGCGAATTGATTTGTTCGATTATTACTAATTGAATTACTCAATCCAGTAAATGTATCTTGAAATCCTGCAAAGTCACTAAAGTAATTTGCTGCAACTGGTAAAGAATTTACAATTACACCAGCAGGGTCAGTCAATACTTGATTACCAGCATTTTGTATTCCCTCTAATATAGATTGAATCCATCCTTTATTTTGTTTTGGAGGAGGAGCATATAAACTTGTAGTAAAATACTTATAAGCAAAAGTCACATTAAGTTTTGCAACTTCATTTGATCCTTGTGCTAAATTAATACTCTGTACTGTTTTAGGATATGCTTCATGTAGCTTAACTAAGTATCTTGTATTATTTGCTACATCATTCACAAATAGATGAACTGTACTTACATAGTTATCATAAAATTGTATTGTTCTATCTGTAGTGTTTTGAATTGAATCTTGCCAAGCTTCAAAGAAAGCTTTCACTTTAAACCCTGTATCTATGTAATAATTTGCAGTCACTGGATCGAATACTTTTTCATAAGGCATTTCTCTTGTTTCGCCGAATGTACGAGCAGGAGTTGTAGATATATTTACTCCAGGAATATTAATTGATTCACAATATAAAAATAACTTTCTGTAAAAATCAGCTGCAGCGAATGCTGGATTTGTTCTTAAAGTCTTTGGTGCATCAACAGTACAACCAAAACGATTCGTTCTACTTAACCCATCTTTTTTAACTTCAGCAATAAATCTTTTTATATCTTGTGGTGATGTTGGTGCTTCTGCTCTTGTTAATCCGAATATATCTAAAATTGACATTAAATTTTTCCTATACTGTCTGCCCAAACGTTTGATTTGTTTACTGTAAATCTTTCAACAGGCAACATCATAACTGTAAACCAATTCTCAGGAGAGACTCTTAACATTGTTGATTGTATGTGGTCATATAAGTATGAGTGCACACATGGCTTTGCTAAAACGAATTTACTTGCTGATCTTATAGTTGCCCAGCTATAACGTATTCGAGTTGTTTCATCATATTTTTTATTATTCGCATACTCTAATAATCTATCTAATAATCTTACTCTCAGTTGATATGGTAGATAATGCATATTCAATCCAGTAAATCCTTTATCAGTAGTTGAGAATGGAAATACTAAAGGAAACATATCATAATATGGTAATTGTTCTTTTAACTTTGCATCGTAAAAATACATATACAAGTTTCCTGGAACCATTACAGTTGATGTACGATTCTTACTGTCTGGTCTTAACAAAGATTGTGGCTGAATACGAGCAGTTCTTAATTTTGCAGTCTCTCTTTGAAACCAATTTAATGACTTCGTTAATATAGTCTTATCTTGACTATATTTGTTGAAAATACCCTGTGCTGTTTGTCTTACTTGAGCCATATTACTATTTATTTACTATTATCTAATCCTAAGTCTTTTTCTGTTAAAATAATGAACTTTTGATTACGATCTAAAGCATACTCTTTTGCAGCTTTCCATTTAGCTGAATTAACTATGAAATTGTGACATTCTTTCAAATACCTACGTGTTTGGCTTCCAGGATATTCAGGTTGAATAGTTTGAGAATATGGTTTGATTTCAACTAAATAAGTCTTAAGAGTATTAGTTTCTTTATCTTTAATAGTGACTGAAAAGTCAACGAAATATCTATGTATTCTTTTATCAATAGGAGAGCGATAGGGTACAATAACTTCCTCACTCTTCCAAGAAACTACTGCTGGATTTTTATCGCACCAAAGAGCGAATCTTGTTTCCCAAGATGAACGTAAATAGATTGATGTAGGGTCGCCTACATACTTCTCAGGGAATATTGGTTTATATCGTCTAGTGTGAAACATAATTAATAAGGACTCAACTATTTATATGTCTATTTTAAACTCAACCACTCCAACAGCTAACTTTGGTGATTATGGCGATTCAGTATATCGCACAAAACAGTACATGTATCCAACTGATTTATTATCAGTAGATCCGAATAAAAATGAATATGGTGGTCAGTACATGATGATTTATATTAATGTCACATCAGATTCTACATTCACAAGAGCAGATGAACAACAATCAACAATACCAAACATAAGTAAAAGAATAGGAAAAGAATTATCAGGAGTAAAAGCATCAGGATTGTTAAAAAAAGAAAGTATCGTTTCAGCAATAGCTTTGGCTGGTGGATTAGCAGGTGGTGGTGGAGGAGCAATCGCAGCAGGAGCTCCAGGAGGAATAATTGGTGGAGGAGTTGGTGCTGCATTAGCAGGAGCATTAGGTGTATCATTAGGAGGTGATTTTTCTAAACCAAGAAAAAGATTATTAACAGCTATCGCTTTACATATACCAAATAATATTGCTATAAATTATGGTGTTAATTATGGTGAAGCTGATGGAGCTCTTGCTGATTTAGTAATGAGAGGAATTGATACAGGAGCAGCAGGTTTAGAAGCATTAG